CCATTTTCCTGCTTCTGATCCTACTCTCTCAATTGCTTGATTGTGAGCATCGTTGGTTGCCTTGTTGGCATCCATCATTCTGTTGAAACGATCCTGTTCGTTTTGTCTTTTCTCTGCTAGAGACTTGAAGATAAAACCAGTTATGCTCCCTCCTACGAGGGAAAGAAATTCTGTAGTCAAAAAAGATTCAATCATTAGTTTTTCTTGTTATGCCTCAGTCGATTGTCATTCCATCTACGACGAACAAACATAGTTTCTCCTGTTACTCCATTCTTGATGACAACAGGCTTTGATGGGTTTCTCATTGAGTAAGACTTTATCTCTCTTCCTATTTCACTTTCCTCATCAACATAACTACTCCACCTTGCGCCCCTTGCCTTGGCACCAGTGGACTTTAATCTGTTGAACTCTGCTTCGGAAACAGTAAAAACTTTTCCTGCGTATAGTTGTAGTTCTTTTCTTCTTTTCCTCTGAAGAGTGGGACCATCTGGACCACTCACAGTCTTGAAGGTTCCGGGTCCGGCTGTTTTTGATGACTTGGCAAGATCGCCAGATACATTGGCGATTTCTTCAAAAAGTTCTTTCAATGACTTCATCAGATTCTCCTCAATATCTCTACCACCTTTGTATCCAGTGGTATCTTTATATAGTCTTCCTGCTCTTCGGGTAGATAGTTTAGATAGACCAAAAAGGTTTTGAGTAAAGGCTTGAACTTGTCTTCCATTTTGTAGAACAGCATCTTTGTTGCTGCTTCAATTTCAAATACATTGTACATCACGATGATATGATTCAATATCAATCTTTCCTTGAGTTCGCCTGTGCTATGGTATCTACCAAACAATCTCTTTATGTACTTTATTCTGCTTATGTCTTCTTCAAATTCAGACTCGCTAGTACAATGAGGATTGTTGTAGTTGTCCATAGCATATTGCATGAACATATCATCGTGGTTTAAATCATGCATCATCCTTTGAAGCATCTTTCCACTTTGCCTTTGCTCTTAAACTCTGTAATTGTTTGTCTACTTCTCGTTGAAACGACTTCTGAAGATTTGTCGATTGAGGATTTCCTTCTGAAGCAGTGTTGAAGTGCTTCTGAAGAATTTTTGTAGCATCATCAGCAATATGAGGTCCATCTGATAACTTGATAATTTCTTCGGCAGCACTGCTAACGTGATCAGAATAACTATCCGGTAAAACTGGTGATCCACTAATCACACTCGCTGCTGCATCAATTACACCCTTCAGACTTGACGATGTGTTGTTGAAGGGATTTGGTTGTGTTGTCATGTTAACTCCTTTTCTATAAAGTATGTATCCATTAGTTCATTCAATTCACCCGGAGTCATCTTCTTGTAACGCTGTACGATCTCATCCGTCCCCTCCTCGGGGGGAGAACTGAAGTCTATTCCGTCTTCCGTTGCTTCTTTGTTCTTAAAGTCACTTTCTTGTAATTTTTTAATCGTGTTCCAGTTGCTTGTATCTAGGAAATTTTCCAACATCTCTCTTGCTATATTTCTTCCTGTTGCCTTTTCAATTCCATCTGTTCCGGGAGAGGAGTTGACTTCAATGATGTATGGCTTCTTGGTGTCTTCTGTAACAGTAATATCAACACCACAAATATAGCAACCACATGCTTGTGCGGAGCGTATGGCTAATGTTTCTATATCTTCTTCAAGGGTGGCAACATTTTTTACTGTTCCTCCGAGTGAAAAATTAGATCTGAAATCAGATCCACCAGATTTTCTTCTCATTGAGGCTAAAACTTTTCCACCAAGAACAATAACTCTCATGTCTCCATCTATTTTTAGGTACTCTTGCATTAACATCTGACACTTTTTATTGTTGGCATACATTGCATCAATGACAGACTGAAGGGTACTTTCATCTTTGACCATGACGACACCCTTGCCCTCAGAACCATAAAGTGTTTTTAGTATGAGAGGAAAAGATCCTCCTATTTGATTGTGTATTTTCTTTACTGTTTGTGGATTTGGTGATGTGATTATTTCTGTTCTAGCAACAGGCAATCCACCTTTCTTCAAAACAGTATGTGTTTTGTATTTGTCTGCACAAGTTTCTACTGATTTCAAACTATTGATAACACAGAAGCCTGAAGTTTCAAACTCATGTATTTTGTCTACGATTCCCGTTCTTCCGTGAATACTACCTCGAACTAAAATCAATGTGTCTTTTGGATCTGCTATCAATCTTTTATTGTGATCAAAGTCAATGACCAAAATTGTCCCATCGTCTCTCGACTCAGTGTAATATCCCGGTGCATAAGGTGATTTTGGTTCAGTAAAAATCACAATATGCTTGATGTTTAATTTGTCACATTCTTTCATTATCTTTCTGACTGTTGGATAGTATCCATCGGTTTCTTCTTGATTCGGTTCGCTGAAGATTATTACCTTCTTTGCCGTAGCAGCAATCTCTTCTGATATAAAATCTTCCGTGATGTCCATGTTGGATCGAAGAACATCATACATCTTCATCACATCTCTGCTACCAAGTCCCTTGGGAACACCTTGTTTGAAGGTTTCGAAATCGTCAGCAGCCGCTGCGGCACGCATCTTGGATGCGCTCATTCCACTTACATCCGTTGCGTCTGGATCTCTTTCTCCTGCACTGACAACCTCGAAGTTGTTGATTCCCATCTCCTCGATGTAGGGAGTTATTGTTTTTCGAAACTCCGATACGCGATCACTTCCAACAACAAGAGTGATGTTTGTGTATCCCTTTTCAACCAAAGATTCCATTGCTTTGAAAACAGTTCTTGCCGACTCCTCGTCTACAACAGTAACCTTTCTGCCAAATGCCTTCTGTAAGAATCCAACCTTATCTTTGGCTGGCAGAGGATTCTTTTTGCTGTCCTGTGAACGACTCGGAAACAAGAAAGGAGTTGCTTTTATTTTCTTTGCGGTAGATGCGATAGCATCCACCAACTTGGCATGACCCGTAGTTGGTGGATTGAATCTACCAAAAGAGAGGACAGCGGATTTCTCCGCTTGACCTCTTAGTAGTTTTACTTCTTCATTTAGAGAAGAAAAAGGTTTCATCCTCTATTCCAAGGCATGTGCTTTGCTGACCACTTCCAAAGTGGAACGCCAACCAAGGCACCGGCAACAAAAATGACGATACCCCAACCAACATGACTTAGAGTAATACCTGCTTCTGCTAATGTGTGCATAAGTTTCTCCTTTACAACTCTATTTATGCTTTTTCCCAATTCTTGGCTGCATTAAAATTGGCGCGGGAAAAAGTCATTCTGTCCACCAATTTATATGCAGTGTTTGAAATCCTATCTATGGCAACGTATCCTTCAGGTGCTGTCACCTCAAATCCATTGTCGGTTCTGATAAAGGTTCCAATAGATTTGACTTTCTGGACCTGTCGAAGTAGATCCAACTTGATGTCTCGAATGGCTTGTTGTATTGCAAATACTTTGATGAGAGATTTGGAATTGCTTCGAATAAAGGACAGCATCTTTTTCTTCTGATCTTCCTTTGCTTTCTTGCCGCGTTCTGTTTTCAACTTCAGAATAGCATCATCAAATCTTTGCTCCATGTATTCTCTGAAGCCAGCATAGATCACACTAGGAGTTCCTATGTTTCCATTTCGAACCAAAGTGTTGTAGTAGGTTTTCAGAAGCATACTGAACTCTGCATCAGATACGATAGCATCTATGGTGCTGAGTGTTGCTCTGTCTGCCATTCTCTTTGCGTTTGTTATCTTTGTCATCACAGAAGTCGATTCTTTGTCAGTGAATGTTGCAACACCGCTTTCGTCTTTGAGGTTGGCATCTTCAAACCACACATCCCTTGTTTGTTTCAGTGACGAGGCATCAACACCAAACGATGCTTTCATTGATGACATTTCTGTTCCTGTGTATTTCGTATGAAAGACTATACCCATCTTGGAGGCATTGATCTGCTTTGCCAACTTGCTACTAGAAGCGACTGCATATGTGATGGTGTTTGGTGTGAAAGTGACATGGGATTCACCATCAATCGTTTCCGTCTTTAGATCATCTTTGGTGTACATCATGTCGCCTTGAATCACATCGGTTATTCCCAACTTTGGAAGACACTCAAGAGCAACCTTCAATTTGTCTGCCAATCCTCCTGAGTGGTTGGCATCTATGTCTGCGTTTGTATAGTTTATCTTTGGAGTGACGTTGAAGACACTCTTGGTTCCGACGAAGAACTTGCCATTCTCTGGATTGATACCACAGAATACGGCAGGTGCGCCATCCCATTTCACGGTAACTCCGTGGCTGCTCTTTGCGTTTCCAGAGAGCATGTCCAACAGAGACTCTGCGAAGGCTAGAGCCTCCTTCATACCAGCCGAGCCATCATTGACGATGGCATCTTCCAGATGCTCTAGATGGAGGTTCTTTCCTCCCTTGGCTTCTCTGAGAAACTTTCTAAAAGTAAACATCAATATCCTTCCATTCCTCCCGGTTCGGCTGGGAGATCCTTGTATTTGATCTGATTCAATTCGTTGGTAGATAAAGAAGAGTATAGACGATTTGCCAACTCCTTGCCTGCTTCGTGATCGCTTGGGTAGTGAACACCAGCATTCAGCCTCGACTGACCACACTCCTCGGCTAAATCTAAGAAACTTTTGCCATGCTCTCTATGTAGTCCTGTGAGATAGAGAGCGATGAGCCTAGACTGCGTGCTGTGTCCGCTAGGATACGCTGGGCTGTCTGCTGTCTTTGCCTTGAGGGGCTCTAGGGGGACGCCTAGAGCCTTCGCCAGAGTCGCTGGTCGTGGTCTACCGTAAAGATACTTTTGCTTTAGAATGACCACAGTGGATGAGTTTATGATCTTATCAAGTGTCCTTTTATTGTAAGATAGATTATTCTCTTTAAGATACTTTACAAAAGGTACGAGCAAATCCACATCCCATTTCTCCATGAGTCTCTGGTTGTCCTCAGAGGACGCCAGACGCTCCTGTAGGGACGCCAGTTCCTCCTTGGTCTGATCCGAGTCGTTCGCTGGAGGAGCCTCTAGGAGACGCTCTGAGGCATCCACAGGAAGCATCGGATGGGGCTTTTCCATTATTCGAATATGATAGTCCGAGGGCTTTCCGAAGGATACCTCTGCCGGTGTTTGTTCGAATATAGGTGTGAAGTTTGCAAATGGTTTCATACCCAATATGTATAAAACAAAAAGGAACCCGAAGGCTCCTTTCTGCTTCTCCCTGTTTGGTTGTGAGATTTAGTGATACTGAATCTCGATGGAAAACGGCTTCTGTTCTTCTGGTACAACTCGAACAAGATGAACCGTCAACATGCCATTCTCCAGATGGCACTGGTCAACCTCCCATCCCTCCGAAAGAGGAATCTTGGTCTTGAAGGATCGCTGTGCAATGCCACGATGCTCATAGTTCGTTTCATTGTCTGCATGAATTTCGCGATCTGTCTGCTTGCATTCCACTTCCAAGATCTTGAACTTCTGTGGCTGTGGATGGACTGTAACAGTGAGATCGCTAGGACTGATTCCTGCTACTGCGAATTCGATAGCAGCAGAAGTCTCGGAATATCGAATGATATTGTATGGGGGATATGAAGTAGTCCGAGATCCTGACAGTTGACGTTCCAACTGATTGATGTAATCCCAAAAAGATCCTAAACCAACGTCCTTCGTAGTGATCATATTCATTTGTTTCTCCTTATAAAGCGAGATTGTTTTGGAGTCCCGACCGTCGGCAACTCCCTGAAGTTTGACACCCCTCCTGAGAGGGGTGTCATTTTTTGTGTGACTCCTATGCGGGGTTGAGTCACACAGATATATATCTCAATCCTTCTTTTCGTTCATGCTTCGACGAAGATCTCTGATTTCGTTTTGGAGGATGGTATTCATGTCACTAATACTATTCCACATGGCATTGTTCTCTTCTCGCCTATCGCAAGCAGAAATCTGATGCTCAAGAGCAATGGCAAGATACGCTAGAGCCGCACCGATCCACAAGAAGCAGATCACCATTTGCTCAGTCTGCTGAAAGTAAAGAGCGACACCCAAGCAGATAGCCGGAATTGCGTAACGATTAATTGTTTGTCCCATATCAAAAACCCTTTTCAATTTCGCGAACACGATGCATGTCTCGATTTACCTCATGCTCATCGTGATGCACTTCTCGATCATCATGCTTGTAATTGTTGTTGCATCCAACAGCAGCACCAAGCAACAGAACTGCTGAGGTAATAAAAACAATCTTATTCATGCTTTTCCTTTCTGTCGATTCGTGTTGAATCGACGCTTGCGCCGAACATCCTTGGCGCGATTCTTCCAATAGTCCCATCGCCACTGATCATACCAACGACGATACTCTTCCATGTCTCTGTTGTTCATGCTCTAATTATACTCCGCTATTTCCTTCTGTCAACCCCTCGGGTGAAAGAAGAAAAAGATTCTTTACTGCTTAATGTTCTTTACTTTTGGTAGTGGGGCTTCATAGAAGACATCAAGACCAAGTGCCTTTGCCAAAGCATACTCTGCCTTTGCTCCCTTGCTATGCTCCCAACCGGACATCATGTAGATTGCCGTGCATTGTTCGCAGATGGCAACCACATCGCGAAGCAATGCTTTTCTCATAAACTCATGGTCTTCGTAGTTGGTGTCTGGATTGAAGTCATAGGCATTTGAAGAAGGCTTGCCTGCCTGCCTATCCAACTCAGCCGGATTGATCACAATCCATCCCTGCTGTTTCAACACTCTGGCACATCTGTCGAATGCAGGATAGTTGTAGTTCTCGTATCCACGCATAGGTCCAGCCACATAGATTGTTGGTTCTCTCGTTTCGTTATTCATCTTTTCTCCTAGTCAACTATCATAATAATCTCGTCATCACTGTAGTCGGGTTCTTGATCCAGAGCCGGCACGGGACATCCCTCGGGTGGAAACTCGAAGTTCAGCATCTTCAATTCTGCGTGTGCATGAAAGACGACCACGTTTGGTATCCACTCCCATTCGATCTCTGGTATTCTTTGCCCTTCGGCATCGTATCGAATCGGGACTGCTCCTCCCGTCTTGAACTGCATGAACAAAGAAAACCTACCGGGGTTCTCGCTGTTCTCTGGCAACTCGCCCAACTCCCATACAGGATTCTCTTCTGGAGGAAACCTCCACTTCCAATCCTCTCCGTTCCAGTCTATCGTTCTTGGCATGTCTCGATCACCAACCCACGACGAGGTGATCTCATCATACATCGGTCCCATCACTCGCCGACAACCAAAGAACATATCACCACCTCTTCCAATAATGACACTCTTATACTTGATGCTCTCTCGTCCTCTTCTGTCGATGAACAGATATGGAAGATCTGCTCTCGTCACTTCCTCCGTCCACTTGTTGTGTAGATTTATAAAGGCACCATTGGCTGAGTAGAGATAGAATTCTTCCGGTGTGCTAGTCTCTTCATAATACTCGGTTGAGTCCATCCAGTCCCAATAGATGTTTCCTTGAATCTGTGTTTTCACATATGGACAGTATTCGGTGGGAAGAAGAAAACGAAAGTTGGTTCCGGTGTACGGCTGTGACTTGTAGTTCTTTACAGTGACTTTCCATTCTACATTGATAACTCCCCAATCATTTCGGTCTTCCCACCTCTCAACTATCACCTCATAGTCAACTATGCCTTCATAGATTATGGGGTTCCATTTGTAGACTCCTCCTGTGAGGGCATTCGGTGTTTCTTTGATCACAACCGAATCATCCACCACTCTTCTCTGCCCAAGTTTCTGAGTGGTATACTTCGAGTATTGGACATGAGGACTTGTGTAGTATTGTTCAGCCAAGACCCAATTGCTATCCTTCAGTTCGGGTGGACACATCTGCGTCACAGGCATCACATCAGGAAGTTCCAGTGGCAAATCCTGTTGCGTTAAAATCGTAGATGACAGAATAAAGGAAGAGACAATCAACTCTCGTTTACCTTGCTCGCGACCACTCTCGGTTCAGTCGGCGAACATTCTCTCTGCCCTTGGCAAAGAAGACTTCACCATCGCACTTGTGACTGTAGATCATACGAGCCACAAATGGTTCTGCATTCTTGTCGGCACAGTTGACACAATAGATCGTGTCTGGAACTACCTCCAGCCGAGCCTCTGCAATCTGCTCACCACAATCACGACACATGCTCATGTCAAAATCCTCGATACCAATCATAGGTGAAAGTGGCAACAAGAGTCAACCACATAGTCACAAGTGTCATTGCCAAGGTTCCTGCCAACATCGTAGTCCACGCATTCTTTTCTTCTTCATTCATTGTGTATCTCCTGTATGCCAATCGTTCCACCAATCGGCTTCTTCTGTATCGTCGTCTTCATCTTCTGGATAGTTGAACGATACTCCATCTACATCGGTAGTGTCCTTTGCATAGTCCACGGCACGCTGCCACATAGCCTTATCCATCTCCTTGACGTATCGTGCGAAGTTCAAACCAAACTCGATCATCGCTGTTCGCATAAGATTGTTTTTTTCATCTTCAGTCATTGCTGTCTCCTAGTAGCATCTCAAGAAATATGTCACGATCTCGGTTCGACAACTCTGTGGTGGAAGGCTGCTCTCCTTCTGTCTCTCTCAGGCATCTCTCGCCGAGTGCGATGAGATCCGACATTCTGGATGAACCGGGAACATCGAACATCTGCTTCAGTTCATCAAGAGTAAACTCCATCTTGAAGATGAAGGTATCTCTCTTCTTGTCGGGACACCAGCCCCAACGAATGCCGCATCGGTCCAACTTCAAAGACTCCTGTAGCAACTTGAGAATCTTGCTGTTCACTTCAACCATCCTTCTCGCTTGACTACGCGAGTCGTCAGAATCTCGTCACCTCGCTTGTGCATGTTTCGCTGCTTGGTGATTCCCTTTCCCCAACCCTTGCGGATCACGGTGTGCTTGCGAATGGCAGAACCCTCTCGCTCTGCTTCCATGTCGAACCGGTCAAGAACTCGCTTGGGCATTCAGTGCCTCCTGTCTCATATTCTTAAGAATGTTCCACTGCTCCAAGACTGCTTCGCAGTGCTTGATCTTATCGTTGATTATCTTATTGAGTATGTCGGACTCCAAGTCATAGACTCCCTGCTGACCCACAAGAAAGATGAGAGTCTTGCCGTCTGTGAACTCTCTGCTTGTCCATACTATTTCCTGTCTTGTTACCATGTGTTACATTGTACCCTTGATGTTCAACCTGTCAACAGGCATGTCCAATACTTTCTTTTCGTCTCGGTTGGGTATCAAAATCTCGTATCCCTCGCGAGTCGTGTAGATGATTCTTTTAAATAGAGCCTTGCACCAAGGCATACACTTGCAGCATGGTCTTGACATTCGAAGATCACCAAAGCGATTGAATCTGAAGTTGATTAGAATAAGACTTTTGTTTTGTCGTAGATGCGGCTTCAACTTCAGCATCGCATCCAGTTCGGCATGAACCTCATCGAAGCGGTATCCGATCTTTGCCGCTTCGGTATGAGTCTTTCGATCATTAGTGCCAACAGAAAGCACATTGCCCTTGCGATCTGTGATCAGGGAAATGTGCTTCTGCGATCTCTCGATTTCCAAGGCATACGGAAAAGCCAGTCGAGCAAAGTCATCTATGTTGTTTACGATGCGACTGATCATTCTGAATGCCCCCGGCAGGACTCGAACCTGCAACCCATTGATTAAAAGTCAACTGCGCTGCCAATTGCGCCACGGAGGCTGAAAGCACGCCCGGTAGGATTCGAACCTACGACCTGCGGTTTAGAAGACCGCTACTCTGTCCAACTGAGTTACGGGCGCGGAGATCTCTCATCGGAGCCGTCTGCCCGATCCCGACTTCGCGACTCTCTTCCACTTGTTCTTGTGCTTTGGCTTAAGTGGACGAGGCTTACCCTTCTTGATGAGAGAGCGAAGCCGCTGCGTTCTCTGTCCTGTGGACTGCTTTGCCATTTCTTACTCCGAAAGATTCTGAGGACCAATCGTTCCTGCCACTGCTGCCGTGTCCGCTGTGCTTGGAATCACCAAACCAGAGATGGCAGATAGATACTCCTTCGCCAACTCGGGATGCGGCGAGACCGTGAACATGATTCGGTCAGTCGAGATCACCACGCCTTCCTCCTTGGCATTTGTGTAGGGAAGCCAAGGAGCCAGTGCAAGGCTCTTCTGCTGCGTTGGAATCAGAATCAAGGGATCTGTAATCTCAACACAATCATCCGGCAGAGGATTCACCTTGCACAAAATCTCTTCACCGCTATTCAATCGAACCATCTTTACGCTGTTACTTTCCATATCCATTAGTATCCTTTCTTTCGCTGCTAGAAGACCGTGCCTTCTTTTTCTTCTTTGCTCGGAAGATCTTGTCGTAATTCTCAGCATACGCTTTCTGATCTACTCTTCTGTATCTATCGCCCTTTCCTGCCGCATGTTTACCACCCATATCCTTCTCCCGTCATAAATCCAGTGGGGGGAGTTTCCTCCCCCCACCAGTAGGCTGGTATCAGACTGAGATGGTTCACGATCTTAGTCTCTACCAACCGAAGCATCTGTGTTCATCAGAACAGTTCAGCCAGATCGTTGGCGTCGAGCCGCGGATCGGTGAGAACCACACGCTTGAGAGCGTACTGAGTCTCTCCACCATAGGTGCCGTTGTTGATCACAGCCCAGTTGCCGTAACGCTCGACCTGCTCGCGAATGTCGGAGATGGTCGCCCGTGGATTGGCAACACCAAACTTGCGGGTCATCTGACTGCCGGTCAGATTCCGTCCACTGGAGAGGTAGTTGAGAACACGCTGCTTCTTGGTCATAGTCTTGGACATTTTCACACATTCCTGTTTTGCAGCATTAAAGATGATTTTGCTTTCACGACTGCTGCCATCGCTTCCGCACTTGTCCCTTAAGTATACACTCGTTTCTGTCGCTGTCAACCCTTGTTGTCGGTTTCTTTTAAGATTCTTTACTCGGTTCTTAATGTTGTTTATCTTATCAGTACCACGGGTGGGACTCGAACCCACACTTGACGGATTTTGAATCCGTTGCCTCTGCCAATTGGGCTACCGCGGCTGGAGTAGGCGAATCAGGATTCGAACCTGCTTTGCACGATTATAAGTCGCACTGAGAAATGCCATTTCCTCCCTTCGCCCAGAGATATCAATGAGGAGATGTGATGTTCACTCTGCTCTTCTTGTTGTTGATGTGACCGTTCTCGTTCACTTGTAGGTAGTTGGACTTCTGCCTGTCGTCATCGTGTCCGAGCCTGTAGTTCACCTTCTCGATCTGTCCCTCGCCCATCGTCAAAGAATGCAATCGAGCCTTGGCATCCTTGTCCTCGAACATCCAGTGAACGATCTGTCTGGAGATGAACCTTGCCACATCCTCGTTGTCACCTAGAGGAATGTCGATGTGTAGTCGATACTCACCCATCACAGAACTCCAATGATTGAGTCGTGACCGATCACATGCAGACCCATCTCCTCGTCCATCACGATTGACGGTGCATCGTCGGCGACGAAGACATGGACATTCGGCTTGACATGATCGGAGATCTTTTCACCATCTCCCACTGCCACCACCTTGGCAAGATTTTCGAACATCTTCTTCTTGTTGCTGCCCGGCATAATGATGCCGCTTTCGGTCTTCTGCTCGCCTTCAATCTTGATACGCTTGATCAGCACACGGTCGCCGACCGGCTGAAATCCATCATTGCTTTTCGACTTGCTCATGTTCTTGGTTTCCTCTTTTTTGTAGATGATTCTGGTAAGTGCCATTTGAGACTCCCCTCAACCTTCAAATAATTTGAAGTTTCAGCCTTCAAACAGCATGTCACTCTTGTCCGAAGAATTCAGGTTGGCAATTTTGTCTGCTGCTCGTCGCAGTGAATCCGCCAGAAGCATACACTCATCGCCCCTCAGACCGTCTGACATTTCGTTCAGAGACATTCGTGGAAATGCAGTCCACTTGCCTTCATGGTTTCGGCTGTATTGAATCACAACACCTGCTACACCTGTTCTTTCTTCGATCATGGATACTCCTTGTCTGATTGCGTTTCCGATGCCTGACATACCCCAGATGTCACTGGTGATCGGCAGGGGAACTCGTTTGCTTCGGAGATAGGCATTCTGCATACCTCTGTCTCCATAGGTACTCTTCTCGGGTGTCAACACTACTAGACTTCTCCTTCACTGTCCCAAAACTCCGTATCAACGTCACCACTGAAGTCACTGACCGAAGGCTCTTTCTGAATCAAAGCACTATAGATCAAAGCCACTGCACGCGAGAAAAGCAAAGAATCACTCAACGATATACTCGCCTTGAGAACATCCATGTTGTCGTTGAGGTACTGCATGACACTCGAAACTTCGACCATCACTGCCGATCTAGTCTGCTGCGACATTCGACTCAGTGCCTTACGGTCGCTCTCCATGCTCGCCAACTTGAGAATGGTATTGCATCCATCACTCAGGTTGCAGGCAGAAGGAACACCGGGCTTCAGGTTCAGATTTTCGTTCATGTGATCGGTTCCTTTGAGACTCAGTAAGTATACACAGCGTTTCGCGATTGTCAACCAGTTTGTTCCGCGATTTTTAAGATCTTCTATTTCAAAGTTCGATTTTGGAATAGCCGGACTTCTCCACGATTCGCCGGACCATATTCTCATGTTCCGAGTCCTGCCACACAGCCG